TTAGGACAACAAACTGATAGCTTTGGTTATCTGCTTCTCTACACTTTGATTGTGTGAGTTGAGCAAATAAGCATAGCGTTTAGCAGTGACCGTCATGTCTGAATGCCCTAGTCGCTTGCTGATGACATATAAATCAATGTTATGGGATAGTAAATAGGCAACGTGCGTATGCCTAAGACTGTGGAAGTGAAAACCTTGCTTAGTTAATCCACAGTCGGTTAGGAGTTGTCGTAACATCTTATTAACAGCATTAGTCGTAGGTACTGGGTGAAACACCATTTTATCATCGCTTTTGAGTTGTTTAAGATAGTCAAACAGCTCAGGACTAACGGCAATCACGCGGTTGGAGCTTTCAGTTTTAGTTGGTTTAAAGCCGGTGTTAAACTTATAGTCCCAGCTTTTATTTATATTCATTGTATGATCATCAAAGTTAATGTCTTCCCAGGTTAAGGCTAAGATTTCACCTATTCGCATACCAGTATAGATGCCAGTCAAGATTATATAGGGTGTGACGTGCTTGCCGTCCAGTTTAGCGATTGTGGCTTGGGTTAGCAGCTTTAACTCATCTTCTTCAAGATATTCAACTTTAAGATTGCGTTTAACGTTATAGACAAGCTCAATACCTTCTGTAAAGTCTTTAGTCAATAACTCATCTAAAACCGCTGATTTAACACATGCACGAATAATCGAGTTAACTTTATAAACCGTGTCCTTGGCATGATTAGCCCCGTAGTGATTTATAAAGCGTTGATAATCTTTGCGTGTGATATCGGCTAGGGTGGCAGTTTTAAATTCTTTATCGATTACTCTAGCGATAATCTTATATCTAGCCAAAGTGACGTCTGATAGCTTAGGCGCTTTATAAGTCTGATACCAACTTTCAAAGTAATCTTTAAAGCTAATATCTTTGCCAGCCTTGATTGTCGTTAGATTATCTTCTGCTTCCACAGTTACAGCCCAGAGCCTGGCCTCGTTCTTTGTCGTAAAACCGCTTTTAGAAAGCTGCTTTAACTTTCCATTGACCCGTTTGGAAACGGTAGCTTTCCAGCCAGTGTTAAGTTTTCTGTAACTTGCCATTTTAATTTCCTCCTGCTATACTAGAAGGGCAAACCGAACCCCTCCACAGAAATGTGGGGGCTTTTTTGTATTTCTATTGTTCGATATAAATCATAGTGATTTCGTCTTGGCCGTTCTTAGTGAATTTCACGTGATAGTTTTTATTAAGTTTGTCTGAGTGATATAAGCCGTCTGAAACTTTAGTGACGTCATCAGAAGTCCAATCGCTTATATAATCGTTAGCATCATCCACACTTGGTAACGGTGTGTCTACAAAATCAAGACGGACGAAACGGACATTGCCATCTTTATCAGGCAGAACAGCAACATAATCAAATTCTTTAGATATATAGTAGCCTAATTTATCTTGTTTAAAATCCGATTCATTTAAATGCCCGTACATGACATTATCCGGCATGCTAGATTCTGAACTAGAAGACGTCTTACTAGACTCTTCGGCTATCTCGTCAGTGTTAAGATAATCATGTTTCTTTTTGCTGCTAGACACTTTAGACATTGAAGAGTCTAGCTTGTAATAGTCATTATCAACTTTAGCTTGATTGATTGCTTTTACACCTATTATCACTATCAAAATCGCTGCGACTATCGATAATAAAATCTTATTTTTGCCCCTCATTTGCTTGCCTCTTTCTTTATAATATCTTTTATTTTAGTTTCAAAATTCAAACTTAACCCTTGTGTCTCTAGAAAGACGACCGGGTTTATTTCAGATACATCCACATCATTAGTTGCTATATATTCCATTAAAGTCTCACGCAGCATGAAGTCATTAGCTTCTGCTTCCATTTTCAGTCTCTCAGCTTCTGTGGCTGTGTAAAGTCCGATTGAATGCCGATGCTCAATGCAATGCAAAAGTTCGTGTCTTAAGACTTGTTCTTGCTCGTGATCACTCAGACTAGAATCAATAAAGATTACATTGTAACTCGGCACATAAAGCCCTTTAACCGGCATGGGGCTGTAACAAAAAATATCTACTTTAATTTTGCTGACTAAATTTTTAAGGTTATTCAATAATAGACACGTCCTTTTTTTATTTCTTAGTTTTCAGATAAGCTTTGAAAACTTCTATCATCATGACCTTCTCTTCATCCGTTAATTCTCTTCCCTCAAACGTCATAGATTGACCTAGTAAATCTTTAAATTCAATGCTGGATGGCGTTTTAACCTCCTCTCTGCCTAGTAGGTAATCCACAGAAACATGGAAGAAGTCAGCAACCTTGATAAGTTTATCGTTGCTAGGCATTTTATTTTTCCAAGCATAAAGTGAATTTCTGCCAAAACCTAGCTTTTCTTCAAGTTCTACTATTGATATACCTTGCTTCTTAGCTAGGTCTTTGACTCTATCTAAAACCGTTGGTTTTTCCATAGGAAATAGCCTCCCTTAGAATATCTACAAAAAAGTATAGAAAATGTTTGACATCTACAATACGTTATAGTAAGATATTCTTGTAAGTTAAATTGATAGAAAAAAAGCAAGAAAAAGCTTGATATAAAAAACCGGGAAGTTCCGCCAAGAATACCGATTTAATAGGCTTTTACTATGCTTATTTAACTACGTCTTTAGTCTACAATACTTTATAGACTAAGTCAATATTTCTATCGAAATAACTTACACTTTTACATAAAAAAAGGAGGTGTAAATTATGCCAGAGACAGCAAGCGGACGCGAAAAAATCACTAAATACTTAGCTGATAATGACATATCAATTAGTAGTTTGGCTACTATGTATGGCATTAACAAGCAAGACGCTGCTGATTATTTGTCCGGACGCAAGAAGAACCCAAGAGGCAATCAATTAATTCTCAAGATTATCTCTGATTTCAAAATTAAATAAAGGAGTGATAAGGAATGAATGAGCTGAAAGTTTTAGGCAAAGAGAAAGTTGGTGCTTTTGAATTTACCGGAATCGAGGGTGGTTTTGGTGAAGATAAGAAGGCGATGCTGGTTAAGGACATTGCGGTGATTCATAACCAACCTTTGAAGGAAATTAACAGACGGATTAACGACAACATAACGCGTTTTAAAACAGGGATTGACATCATCGATTTTCTAAGTGGCTCTGACCCACTTAGAAAATTTGCCGAAGATAATGGGCTTATTGGTAGTAATCGCACACAACACGTTTATCTATTATCAGAACGTGGATATGCCAAGTTGCTTAAAATCCTAGAAGACGACAAAGCATGGGAAATCTACGACGAACTTGTGGATAACTACTTCAATATGCGCCAGACAATTAAAACAGACAACAAAGCACTGGTTGCTAACAAGCGACTAGAAATCATGGAAGAAAATGCTAAGACTCGCAAGGCAAACTTACTATACAAGATTGCGATGGCGACTAGGTCAGAAACATCAAAAGAAACATTGATTGCCGAAGCTGCTAAAGTGCTGACAGGTGAAATGAGAATTCCAGTGATGAAACACAAAGAATTTTCAGCAACCGAAATTGGCAAGCTACTTGGAATCTCAGCTAAAAAGGTCGGCATGATTTGCAAAGAGTTAGGACTTAAAGCTGAACAGCCCGGTCAAAACGAATACGGACGTTGGGCAAATAGTAAATCACAGCATAGCGATAAAGAAGTTCCTCAATGGTTGTACTTTGAAAAAGGCAAGCAAGCAATCGAACGTTATATGAGAGGGTGACAACAATGGATTTAACAGTCAACGTTGATGACTCCCACATCGTCGAACTGATTAAACAGGAAGTCGACAAGTGGGTCAAAGATGACCTAACCGGCATCACCTGGAGCTTTGATGAGTTCCGCCGATATTGTTGTGGAGGCAAAGCCCGAGCATGGGTGGAGTTGTTTGTCATCAACAGATTTAAAGACGAGATTGCCGACTGGTACGTCCCGTCATCAGGCCGGGGAACGAAGATAATCGTGTTTGCTAAGCCGGCCAAGGAATGGATGGAACATAACCGTAACAGGATTAATTGGAAAGCGAGGTTGCCAAGATGAGTAACGATAGAGTTTTAAAGATGGTTTATCGGGAATACCAAGCCCGTAAGCATACAGCATTCAAAAATCCTTGCATCACCGTAGGCGATGTGATGAGCGGTGCTTACAGATATGAGGACGACGTTAAGTTAGTTGAAGTATTCGGCCGTCAGTTGAATTATTTCTTAGACAAGGAGAGATGAAAATGAAGTATTTAGGTACGTTTTTAGTAGGACTATCACTGGCCCAACATAATTTTTGGATTGGCCACGGACTGTTAATCCTGGGTATGGGGTTAATTGCTCTAAAGTTGATGATGGAACCTTGGCCAGAGGGAGGTGAGACGGATGACTGAACATTGGAAGCCAGTTAAAGGTTATGAAGAGTTATATGAGGTTTCTGATTTAGGAAGACTTAGAAATAGCAGAACGAATTATATTTATAAGCCCCAAAAAACTGTAGACGGATACTTGACGGTTAAACTCCAAGGATTCAGAGGGATCAGGAGAGTTCATAGGTTAGTGGTTGAAGCATTTGACCCACCGCTTACCTCAAAAATGGAAGTGGATCATTTAAATGAAATAAAAACAGACAACCGATTATCGAATTTAGAAAAAGTTTCAAGGAAAGAAAACCAAATCCGCAGATATAACAGAGAAAATTTAAACGAGACAAAATATCGCTTTGGCAATTTGTCAGTATTAGATGTTAATTTGCTGAAAATCGACTGGCTGTTGGGGATGGAAACAGAAGCCATTTCCAAAAAATATAACATTTCTAAAACGCAAGTCCAACACATAGGGCGTGGAGAAAGGAAAGTTAAAGAAACGAGATTGGTTCCTAGCATTTCAAGGAGAGAAATCAAAAGAATCAACTCGCTTGTTCCAGGCTTTGAAGAAAAATTGTGCAGTTATTTAAAAGCAACTAAACAATTCTTGATAAAGGAGGTCAACTAATGTGGATTCCTAATTCGATTGTCGCACTAATTATCTTCGTAGCAATCTGCACTGCGACAAAAAAAGCCTGGCTAAAATACCAGGCACGCAGATATAAACATTTTAACACTGATTATTATACCACGGAGGACGATGAATGATGAACCTTTTTGAAATGAACAGTAAATATCGTGAACTTGAAGAAAACGAAGAACTGGATGCAACAACTTTAAAAGACACCCTAGACGCAATTAATGACGCTAGGGAAGTTAAGTTAGACAACTTAGCTTCATGGATTGAAAAAAACAAGTCTCAAATCGACTGGGTGACAAAACGAGTTAAGGACTTGCAAGCTAAGAAAACAGCTTTAACTAATTTAAACAAGTCACTTCAAGAATACATGACAGCTGCACTTGATGACGCTGGGCTTAAGGAATTGCAAACAGAAAACTATCTCCTTAAACCCCGTAACTATCGGGCATCCACAGTGGTGGATAGTTTGGACGCTTTACCCGCTGACTTCAAGAGTACTAAAACGGAAGTCATCGTAGATAAAACTAAGATTTACAAAGCTTTATCCGCCGGCGAAGACGTCCCTGGTGCTCATCTAAAGCCTAACCGGGGGACAACGATTAAATAGGAGGCAATACTCATGGAACTTAAGAACATGAAGGACCAGGAACGCACTAAAAACTGGCGCATTCTAGTCTATGGCAAGCCTGGTGTGGGTAAGACCACATTGGTTAAGCTGCTTAAAGGCAAGACCCTAGTCATTCCGTTAGATGCGTCAGAGCGTGTCTTAGCCGGATGTGATGTGGACGTCGCACCGTTTGATAGAGAGAACCCTAACGACTCTATCATCGAAGTTACAACATTTTTGATTCAGCATGGGAGTGAATACGACAACGTAGTGCTGGATAACATATCAGCACTTGAAAAGGACTGGTTCGTTGAACGAGCCAAGCTCAGCAAGTCCGGGCTAAGAAACGAACTGGGTGACTACTCAGGGTGGACTAACTATTTCATCCGGCTAATCAGTCAGATTTATAAAACAGACGCAAACATCTTAGTGACAGCTTGGGAAAATCAGTACAAAGTCGTAACCGATACAGGACAAGAGTTCAATCAATATCAACCTCAAATTCGGGAATCTGTCCGTGACATGATCATGGGCATTACCGACCTAGTCGGGCGCATGATGATTAAGCCTGGTACATCTGAACGGGGCTTAATCTTGGAAGGCTCTGAGGGGGTCTACGCTAAGAACCGACTGGATAACCGGGTCGGTTGCAAAGCTGAGGAGTTGTTTGACTTTGTTTAAACCGTATAATTATCAGCTTAAAGCGATTGATGAAGCGAGGAACCGACTCCGTGACGGTTATAAATCGGTGCTGATTCAATCGCCAGCTGGGTCGGGCAAGTCAGTCATCATCGCTGAGATTGCCCGGTTAACGACAAGCAAGGGTGGCAGAGTACTGTTCTTGGTTCATAGAAAAGAGCTGATTCAGCAAATCAAAGAAACCATGATTGCTGATGAGGTCAACATGAACTTAGTCACAGTCACCACTCCAGTCCGTGCTAGAACTCGACTGCGGAAAGGCAAGCTGAAAACACCCCAACTAATCATTACAGATGAGACACACCACTCGCTGGCCAAGTCGTATACGGATTTATATACCGCCTTTAATGACATTCCTAGGGTCGGTTTTACAGCCACCCCCTGGAGGATGTCAGGGAAGGGGTTTAAAGAAGTATATGAAACAATGGTCCCCGGGCCTCAGGTAGCGTGGTTGATACAAAATAATCGGTTAGCTAATGCGAAGATATATGCCCCGGATAATATCGACCTAGCCGGGCTTAGGAAGTCATCCACAGGTGACTATACGGCTAAATCGATGGATGACATGGCTAAACGGGTGATTTACTCAGATGTCATCGACACTTGGCAGAAGCTAGCTAACGGAATGAAGACAATCGTTTACTGTCACTCAATCGAATTTTCTAAGACCGTGGCTGGTTGGTTTAATCAAGCCAGCATACCAGCCGAACATGCAGACAGCAAGACCCCGGCAAAGGAACGGGATAGGATAATGGCAGACTTTAAAACTGGTAAGGTTAAGGTTCTTTGCAACGTCGATTTAGTCAGTGAGGGCTTTAACGTTCCCGATTGTTCCTGTGTGGTCATGCTCCGGCCGACTGAGTCGCTAGTCTTATATATCCAGCAATCAATGCGGTGCATGCGTTACAAACCGGGTAAATCAGCGGTAATCATCGACCAAGTCGGTAACGTCGCTAGATTTGGCGTCCCTCAACAAGATAGAGAGTGGAGCCTGGAGGGTTGGAAAAAGAAGAAGCGCAAGACAGGTGACAGTGGACCGCCGATTAAGAGTTGCCCACAGTGCTACATGGTCGTGCCGGCACAAGCTGCTAAATGTCCTGGTTGTGGGTATGTGTTCAAGACCGAACCAGGCAAGATTGAAATTGATAAGGAAGCAAAACTAAGCGAAGTCGATACGAGCTTCGCGTTTAAGACAAACTACATCGTAACTAAAAAACTAGAAGATTTAGCTAATCCACAGGAGCTAAAAGAGTATGCCAAAGCCAAGGGGTATAAACCCGGTTGGACGTGGTATCAGATGAAAGCTCGTGGATGGCTAACTAAATAGAAGGAGATAATCAATTATGGCATTTTTCACAACTAACTACAGCAACGTTAACAATAATCAAGGGAGCTACGAACCACTTCCAGCCGGGAAGTATGAAATGCTGATTTTATCAGCAAGCGAAGAAGTCGCTAAAACAGGTAGTCAATCGCTAACCTTTAAGCTTGTTGTTCGTAATGATTTAGACCAAGCGCTCCCAGCAACAAACGGTAAGTACCATAACCGTGTCGTATGGGCCCGCGTATGGAAGAACAAACAAACCGGAACTTATAACATGGATAACTTGCAATACATTATGAAGGCTATCGGGGTGCCTGAAGGAACTCCAATCGAATCTTTAGAAGATTTTATTAAAATCACTTGGGGCAAGCCAGTGAAGGTCAACGTGCACTTAGAAGATGACGATTATCACAAGGGCGAAAAGCGTAACAATATCAACCCTTGGGATTGGGAAAATACCGAGTTCATCAAAGTCGCCCACACAAACAAAGACGGCCAAGTGATGAGCCAAGGGCAACCACAGCAACAGATGCCAGACATCAGCAACAACGACTTACCATTCTAATTAAACAGTGAATTTAAAGGGTTAGCGGGAGGGCTTAAGGAAGTGATACACGAATGAACATCGAGACAATTCCAGCTGATATGCAAGCTTTGAAACAGTGGGGCTTGTATCGTCGAGAATGGAACGAGGATAAAAAGAAATGGAATAAATATCCACTGAACGCATACACAGGTGGGTTAGGTAAGTCTAATGACCCTGAAACTTGGGCAGACTTTCAAACAGCCGTCGACGCGATGGCTAAGTATAAGGCTGACGGGCTAGGGTTCTACTTTGCTAACGGCTATGTTGGCATCGATATAGATCATATCGAAGATGAAATCACAGAGTTCTTAAGTGACGTGTTCCCGCCGGATAATCGAGTAGCTGAACTGATGAGGGCTGTTGACGGCTCTTACATGGAGGTTTCATCAAGCCGAACCGGTGTACACGCGATTGTTAAAGGCGACATTCCGGGCGATAGACGGCGCAAAGGTAATTTCGAAATATATCAGTCGGGGCGGTTCTTCGCTTTGACTGGGTGGACGTTAGGGCCTTCTGACGGAGTCAAGGAAGTTGACTTAAAACCTATCTACGATAAGTATATCGGCACAGATAAAGTTATTCCGTTGCCGATTAAGCAAGAGATTAAAGCGGTTGATTTATCCGTTGAAGAAATCATCGCTAAAGCTGAGGCTAGCAAGACCGGGGCCCGGTTTAAAATCTTCATGGATGGGGGTTGGGAATCTTTCTATAAGTCCCAATCGGAAGCAGACATGGCCTTTGCTAATGACTTAGCATTTTGGACAGGTAAGGACTTCTACAAGATGGACACAATCTTTAGACAATCTTCACTGTATCGGCAGAAGTATGACGATAAGCATGGTAAAACCACCTACGGCCAAGCGTTGCTAAACAAAGCGATTGCTGAAACAGGTGACGTATACAACCCCGGTCGAGAGAAGTTAAATCTATATAAATTCGGCTTTGATGGTTCAGAGACTAAACCAGTCGAACCTAGAAGCTGGGACGACATGGGTAATGCTCAGAGATTGCTAGACCTAGCTGGCAAGGATATCAGATATAGCTACGTAGATAAGAAGTGGTATATCTACAATAGTCAGTTCTGGAAGATGGACACTATGGGAGTCATCGATAGTCTAGCTGACAGCGCTGTGAAGAAGATGAACGAAGAGCAAATTAAGTTAGACCCGTCCATGGATGAGGAAGAAGTTGAAAAAGCTCAAAAAGCCTGGGAGAAGTTTAAATCTAAGTCCCGAAGCAATCGGAGCAAGGAAAACATGATTAAAGAAGCGCAGCACCATGTTCCGGTCGCTCATGAAGAGTGGGACAAGGACAAAATGCTGCTGAACACACCAAGTGGATATGTTGATTTATCCAATGGTGAGTTATTTGACCACGACAGAGAGAAGATGTTTAGCAAGATTACTGGGGTTGAGTACTCACCCACAGCTGAGTGTTCGATTTGGTTAAACTTCCTAGACCAAACTTTCGACGGTGATAAGGATATGATTGAAGCCTTTCAAACTGCGGTCGGGTATAGTCTGATTGCTGGTAACCCTGAACAAGTAATGTTTATCGCCTATGGTAACGGGCGGAATGGTAAATCAGTAGCTTTAAACACAATTGCCTATGTGGCTGGGAGCTACACGCAGACCATGCAAGCTTCCACACTTATGGTTAAAAACAACCAAAACGGGCCTAACTCAGACATTGCCCGGCTTGAAGGCGCCAGAGTTGTGTTTTCAAGCGAAACTAACGAAGGTGGCCGGATAGACGAGTCATTAATTAAGCAGATGACTGGTGGGGATAAACTGGTAGCACGGTTTATGTACGGGTCAGAATTCGAGTTCACACCGAAATTCAAGATTTGGATGGCTACTAACCACCTTCCAATCATCCGCGGGACTGATACGGGTATTTGGCGACGGGCGGTACTGTTCCCATTCGATCATCAGGTACCCGAAGATAAGATTGACAAGAACCTAGAGTCTAAGCTCCGGGCCGAAGCCTCCGGCATCCTAAACTGGAGCGTGGAGGGGTGTCTTAAGTGGCAGAGACACGGGTTAATCATCACTGACAAGATGAAGGACGCACTTAAGGCATACCGTAGCGAAATGGATTTAATTGAAAACTTCATTGACAGCACATGTGTAATCGGCGAGGGCTACGAGATTAAGGCTTCCACACTCTATGCAGAATATAAAACGTGGGCGCAACGGAATAACGAGTATATGTATAATTCCACACGGTTTGGCAAGGAAGTAAGTAAACGGTTTGAAAGAGTTCATAAGAGAATAGGCAACGTTTATCTAGGGCTGAAATTAAGGCCTGACGATGACAATGATGTACCGCCCAATATGAGATTTTTAAAAAATTTGTAGGCCGGTGAAGGGTTTGGTGAATAGTTGTGAGGGGTGTTTTAGACAAGTTAAAGCCTTATATATCAAGGTTTTCACCATATTTTTGCAACCAGGTGAATAGTTTACTTTTAAACTTTATAAAAAAAAAAAAAAAAAAAAAAAAGATATATAAAAGAAGAGTTTGGGGCAAAACCCTTCACCTTGTGGAGTAAAATAACGCTCAACCCTTGATATATCAACGTTTCTAAGGGGTGAAATTGGCTAAAAAACCCTTCACCTAACCCTTCACCATCAAGGAGGATTTACAGATGACATCGGAACATGAGATTCAATCAAGGATTATGCTAGCAGTCAGTCAGGCCGGTTGCACAATCATCCGCACCAATGTGGGGAGAGTAAAGACGGCTACCGGACGTGTGTTTCAAGCCGGCCCGCCACCTGGTTGGCCAGATCTAACTGGCTTTAGACACCGTGACGGAAAGATGATTCTACTGGAGATTAAGAACGAAAAAGGCAAGCTGCGGCCGGACCAAGAACAGTTTCAAAGATTTATCAAGGACAAACCGGTTCTATACGGTGTCTGTCGTAGTGTGGAAGATGCATTGGAGGTAATCAATCGTGAATAATTTAAACGACTTTAAGACAGCTCTCAACAGTCTGTGGACGGACGTAGTGTCGACTAGGACGACTTTTAATAACTCTTACTTACCGCTCTCAGCAGTCGATAGAGTGGAATTTAACGACGATTTTAGAAAGCTAGCAGAAAACATTGAGATAATGCTTTTTAAAATTGAAGACTTACAGAAGGAGGATAAATGATGGACTGGAAAGCATTCTTTGACGAATTGACAATTTGGCTAAACCAAGCCAATCAAAAATTTAGTGAACCCGACTTTTGGGATTGGGTCGTCAACAGTCTAGGCGAGCTAGGCGACCGATACGACCATCCATTAACAAGGCGGTTCTTGTCAGAAACAATGGCTTACTTGGAGGGGATTTATCATGGATAAAGGATACCTAGTGGGAACGATTAAAGGAAAGTATTTAGACGAGTGCGATAACTTGGTAAATGTCTCAGAAAGACCTACAGTTTACGAAACTAAAAAAGACGCGTTAGAAGATGCTGAAAAATATGGTTTGTTTGCATTCGAAATCTTTCCGATGTTAATCACAGAAGGGACTGAAGATGATGAAAAAGATTAATGTTTATTTCGCGTTTTATATTTTAGTTTCATTGATAGTTATCGTTGGGCTGCTACTATACGGGCCCGAAGCTACGACGGTTTCGTTATTGCTTGACATTAAAATCTTTGCGTTAATTCTGCTGTATATGGCATTGATTGCTGCTGCGTATCTATTAGCAACCTGGTTAATCGATAAATTAATCGACATTAAAAACATTGCACGTGTGGATATCAGATTAAAAGACGATGGAATAAAACTTAAAGCCAAAGGCAAGGATGAACAAATCTTAGGAATTTTGTTCAAAGGAATGTTCGCTGTTGCTGATGAACTCGGAATCAGCAAGGACAGGCTTCTGATAACTTTGCATGACGCAGCACGTGTGGACGAAGAGGAGGCATCGGAAGATGAAGATTGATACAAAAGACTTAAACAATCAAATGCACGACTTAGTCGAGTGTCTGGAAGCTTACTTTGCTGATTTAGACGTAAAAAGAAGTGAGCTTGACGAGTTTAACAAAGCAGCAGTCGATATCATAGACAGTATTTTGGGCAGAGACGAATCCAACCTACTGTGGATTACGTACGGCGATAAAGTCAATGATTTACATGCTAAGGTTTGGGTTTTACAAACACTAGTTGATGATATTCAAGAATTGACTAGCGATTTAAGCTCTCAGATTCGCCAAGATAGTGAGAGGTTGAAGTTATGACAGAAAAAGAACGTAGATTAAAGAAACAGCTAGACCGAACCTGGGTGTCTTTAAGCCGTATCGTTAACACGGCGATGAATTTGGATAATTCGTTAGACGAAGGTGCAATTGATACAGATTTTGCATTTACGGCGCTGCTAGAGTTTGTAAAGCAAGAATATCTTAAGAATACAGTCGATTGCTTAAAAATTGAGGAGGAAACAGATAATGATTAAAATCGGGAAAATTATTAAAGCTAAATTCAAAAATAAGGATAAAGAAAGTAATCTCATTGTAGTCGAATTACGGGGTTATCCTGGTTCACTGGATTTAATTCAATTGGATGATGGAGAGTATATTTTTTCGGGTAATGTGGGAGCAATTAATCAATATCTTAATATTCATTGTGATAGTTGGAACTACTATGACGGCGATGCTATCAACGCATTAGCAGAATCAAAAGCTAAGCAAATCATGTCTAAGTATGTTGAAGGTATTTTTAACAGCAGCAACAGACAATCCTATGAAACTTTAGCCCGCAAAATCATCAATCGATTTACTAACATTGGTATTGTCAGCGCTGATAACGCTAAAACTCAGTTTATGAAGGTTGTTGAAGAGTTGGGTGAATTAGCTGAAGGCATCAATAAAGACAAGTCCGAACAGGTTAAGGATAGCTTAGGTGATGTGTTAGTGACTCTGATTCTGTTAGCTGAAGACTTAAATCTAAATTTATTAGATTGCCTTAACTCCGCTTGGGGTGAAATCAAGGACCGTAAAGGCGAAGTTAAAAATGGTTCATTTGTTAAGGAGAGTGATTTAAATGTGTAGGACACGGATTAAGGTTATTGACGAATACATCTTAGGCGTGGAACTTGAAGTTGCGGTGAACACGTTTATTGAAGACCCTAAAAATAAAGTCGCTAAGGTAAATTCAGTTAAATTTGAGACTTACTACGACGAAGACGATGACCCTTGCATGTTTGCTGTTATCAACTATGAACTGGGGGACTGAACATGCACTTGCACTTAGAAACGATGATGAAGATTAAACGAGGTGACAACCGTGGTAAAGACTAACGTAATCGGGCTTACTCGTGCTGATATCATTGCACGACTTGATAGCGAGTTCGGTTTTGACTGGACTAATAAAGCGCCGTACGATCATAAAAATTTACAGATGCTTAGATTGTTCCCGGAGATTACGCTCACCACTAAACCTTTCAAACCCGAATCGAAAAAAGCAGAGTGTATCAAACTTTACTATCAAGGCCTGTCATTTGAAGAAATCGCTGAAATTCAAGGCTCTTCGGTAAGGACGGTTCATAAGTATCTGTCAAAAATAATTGAGGTCAAACATAGAAACACTAAGCATTATCTTAAAGCTTATAATGCCGATGGAAAGCTGATTGCCGAAGGCTCTGCTAATCAAGTGTCATCTCAGTTACGTGTTACCTGGTCGACAGCGATGTCACATGCCAAGAGCGGTAAGCCAGACGCGCATGGATATACTTATAAGGAGGTGTCGCACGCGTGATGAATGAACGATTGACTGCTGAGAAAGCTAGAAAATATTTAAGAGTCAATTACCAAACGAACTGCAAACAGCTTGCTATCCCTAGTGTGGATATCAAATCTCCCTCCCTCTCCAGTCTTCCAAGCGGGAGCCCGGCGGGCAACCCAACTGAGTCACAGATAGTTGATAACTTAGACAAGCTAGAGCCTGTAGCCCGTGAAGTGTACTGGTCAAAGAAAGCTTTACAGCGTGTGCATATTATCAACCCACTAGGGCATAAGATTATCACTGAGTGTTATCTCAGAGATACGATTTATCGGGTGACACAAGACACTCTAGCACATTCGCTAGGCTTATCTAGGCGCAAACTTCAAGAAGTGTCACGTGACGCATGTTGCCAGTTCGCGGGGGCGATGAAGGAGATTTCAGACGGAAATATCGATTTAGTTATAGAATTTTAAGTAGTTGCGCTTTTTATGCGCAATAACGGGCCGACAACATTGTATTATGATATTGTCAGATGATGACAAAGAAATAAAAATCAATAGCAACGTACTGGATTTTGGTTTTCATTTTAATTGGCTTTGATTGATTCTCTTTAATACCGGCATTGCGCCGGTGTTATGCTAACTTAGGCTAGTGTCTTCGAGTGTGATTTGATTGCCCACACTCGGTTAGAAATTTCGTGCTGTGCGATTCAGCAAGTTAGCTTTGGCCCTTGACCGGGGCCGACTCTTCTAAAATAGTATTGAATACCTACTTTCTTAGATTTAGCACCGTTTACCCCCGGTGCTATTTTTATATACATATGATTAAAAAACTATCCCCCGGTGGTAAACTTGTTGACTACCGTCACAAATACCGCCATGACAAAACATATAACGACCGACGCAGCTTAACAGATAGTGAGTATCTGAGGTTCTATCACTCTAGCGATTGGCAGCATTTACGCAAGTCAATTCTCGAACGCGATTTATATCTTTGCCAACGCTGTGGAAGACAAGGCAACATTGTCGACCACATCATACCTAGCAAGGACCACTGGGAATTACGGGAGGACCCGGGTAACTTACAAACGCTGTGCCGTAAGTGTCACGATGCAAAGACTAAACGTGAGTGGTTTAAGCGTGAGAAAGGAGCGAAAAGAGCAATGCAAATCTACTTAATCTGTGGACTAGACAGCAAGGCTAAGCTTGGCTATATCAAGCAGAATCTGACTGCTCACGACTTAATCTTTGATTATGACTTGCTAATGCAAGCGCAGACTGGACTTAGGTTCGGTCAGCACAACGATGACTTATACGATTACATTGCTCTGTATCTAGAACAGTTAGTCAGACAGCTTAGGACTGAGACAAGGTTCACTAACGTGTGGATAACGTCGACTGTTCCACGTGATAACATTGACAATTTGCTTTCAACTTATTTTGATTTGAAACGCATTTTGGTTCGCTCAAAACGTACTCTAGAAGTCTCTCAGAAGCTCTCTAACGAATTCAACAGCGCTGATTGGTCCAGGTATACCCCCGTAATTTTCAACGGGGTAGGGTAAAACTATGGCTCTTGAACGGACATGCCCTTTTCTTTTCGCAAAATTCTAACAATTTTTAAGTTTGGAGGTGACGGAAGTGGCTAGAAAGTATAAATTATTAAGCCAATCAGAAGGTAATCTAACTAAATTACAGCAAGAAGCTAAGTATAAGGCGGAATTTTTAGCTAAGGACGGCTTTAAGGCGCTTCCCTTAGAAGCTCCCAAGTTCTTACCGCCTTATGGCAAGCAAGAATACGAGCGTTTGGCCCCTCAAATGCAAAAATTGCCGATTAGAGATTTAGATTTAACATCAGTTCTGCTTTATTGCACCTGGTACGCAGCATACAGAGAGACGTTAGACTATTTAAAAGATATTCCGAGCGTCGATAAAACAAGCCGGCTAGAAGGCTATCTAAGCTTGAACAAAATCACGACTAACATTAAGGCTCTTAGCTCTGACTTAGGGTTAACGGTTAACTCACGTATGCAAATGAATGTGGAAGCTTTAACCGAGAAGAAAGGGCCTAAGAGCATGAAGGAGCGATACGGATGATCTATGATTACGTTAATAAAGTGCTATCCGGCGAGATTTTAGCTTCAAAAAAAGTGATTTTAGCATGCAAAAGGTTTAAAAACGACCTAGAAAACCCCGATTTTCCTTATTTTTTCGATGAAGACAGAGCAAATAAGGTTATTCGGTTCATGGGTGAACTGCCAGACCCTAAAACTTTTAAAGCCTACCCTATCGCCGATTTTCAAGAATTTATCGTCGGCAATCTCTATGGCTGGTATTGCAAAGATGAGCCTGATGTACGTCGCTTTCATAAAGCGATGATTTCAGTGGCCCGGAAGAACGGCAAATCGCTACTGGTTTCGGGAATTGCTTTATATGAGTTTCTCTTTGGCAAGAACCCGGCTTACTCAAGACAAATCTTTTGTACTGCTAATGCCAAGGACCAAGCAAAAATTGTGTTCAAGATGGTTGAAAAACGGTTGAGTGCTTTAAAAAGCCGTGATGAGTGGGTCAATTCAGCGACTAAAGTTTACCGTCATGGTGAGATTGTCAACCTAGAAGATTACTCATACATCAGACCGTTATCACGTGATACGGGGTCTGTGGATGGATTTGAACCTTATCTAGGCATTTTAGACGAATACGCAGCTTCAAAGACAATCGAAATGATGGAGCTGCTAGAGTCCGGTCAAGGTTTGCTTGATAATCCGTTGATTACAATTATTTCCACAGCCGGGTTTGACTTAAATGCCCCGATGCACACAGTCGAATATCCCTATGCGACTAAAATCCTAAAAGGCGAGATTGAAGATGACAGCTATTTCGCTTTTATTGCTGAACAAGATTCGATTGAAGAAGTTGAAGATGAAAGTACCTGGATTAAATCAAACCCACTCCTGTCTGTGGAATCACAAGAAGAGCGGATTAAGGGCTATCTGAGAAAACGTAAGAAAGAAGGCCAAGAAAAAGGCACTTATAACTCTGTTTTAGTCAAGAACTTCAACATGTGGCGCCAGGCCGAAGAAGACAGCTACATGGATATTGAGACTTGGAATAATGCCGAAATCGAACCTCAAGACATTACTGGCAAAAAGGTTTGGTTTGGGGTCGACGTTGGTCGGACTTCTGACCTTTTTGCAATATCCTGGATGGTTCCGTTCGATGGTTACTGGTACGCTGATTCATTTGCTTTCGTTGGTACTAAATACGGACTAGACGCAAAAATTAAGTCAGACCGCTTAGATTATCGCAGACTAGAAGCGCAAGGCGAGTGTGAGATAACCACACTAGAGTCGGGTGTGATTGACACTGAACGCGTTTATGACTGGCTCAATAACTTTGTAGCTGAGCATAATTTAGACGTCCAAGCAATCTGTTTTGACCCGGCACAGTACGGGCCGTTATTGACACTGATTGAAAAGAACCATCCCGAGTGGGAACAAATTCAGATTAGGCAAGGCACGCTGACCCTCTCCATGCCGACTAAACAATTTCGTGATGACGTCATGGAGCGTCGGGTACTGCACCCACATAATGAAATTCTTAGCGCTGCGGTAAACAACGCGGTTACTAAGACAGACAATAACGGCATGCGAATCGACAAGAACAAATATGCGAATAAAATCGATGAACTAGATGCCTTGCTTGACTGCTACGCGGTGTGTTTCACAACAGACATCGACAATTTCGTAACTGACGACGATATCCTAGGAGGTGACTTCGGGTTTTGAAAAAGTTTCTACTATTAAATCAAACATCAATCATCTTAGTGCTAGCGGTGCTTTCGTTTTGTACCGCTGGCTTTTTAATTAGTAAGATTGCCGGGTTCTTCATTCTAGGTTTCTGTCTGATGTGTTTAGCCGGATTAAGCTTTCTGTTTGATAACGACGAAAGGGGGTGATTAAATGGCACTCTTTCGCATGACTGAGAAACGCGACTGGGCTAAGGATTTACTAGACAACGGTGTTTTACCAAGCATTCACAACGGCTATGGCTACACTGGTATTTCAGCTTTGAAGAACAGTGACGTTTTAACAGCCGTCGGCATTCTAGGCTCCATGGTCGGCAGATACGACATAACCCTTGTGGATGATCATAGCAAGGAGTTAACACACGACTCTAACCTGGAATACCTACTTAATAAGAAGCCTAGTGACAGATTCAATGCTTACGAATGGCGTTTTGCTATGACGGTCAACGCATTGCTGACTGGCGATGGTATCTCTAGAATTGCCAGAGACCCTAGGACAGGCAAGCCTGGCTTAATCGAGTTTTATCGTCCGTCCGATACCTATATCGACGACAGTGACCCAACGAACGTTAAATACGTGTTTTATACCAACTCTGGCACACAGATTACTGAGACCCCCGAAAATGTTATCCATTTTAAATTCTTTACTGATGATGGAATCCACGGGCGGTCACCTTTGCTGTCTTTAAGAGATGAAATGGAACTGCAACGCTCAGGTATCGACACATTAGTTAAATTTTTCAAGGGTGGCTTTAGGGGTTCAGTCTTAAAAGTTAACGGTAAGTTATCCGGTGAAGCTAGACGTAAAGCACGTAAAGAGTTTGAAGTAGCTCAGCAAGGCGCTGTGGCTGGGTCTCCAGTCGTTATCGATAGCACAACTGATTATCAAACGTTAGAAGTTGACACAAACGTGCTTAGCTTGATTAATTCTAATGATTACTCAACTAGTCAGATTGCTAAAGCTATGCACATTCCAGCCTATAAACTGGGTGTTAACAGTCCTAATCAGTCAGTTCAGCAACTGCAATCAGATTTCATTAATTCCGACTTACCTTACTACTTCAAGCCAATTCTAGCTGAGTTAGAAGACAAGCTACTAACTCCACGACAACGGTCTAAGAGCCACTTGGAATTTGATACACGCAAAGAAACAGGCCTGACTGTGGAAGACGCTGTAAAGGCCGTAAATGCTGGTTTATTAACTCCAAACCAAGCCCTTGCTGAGTCAGGCCGGCCGAAGTCTGACAACACCGATATGGACCGGTACCAGTCAACGCTTAACACGGTGTTCTTAGATACCAAGGAAGATTACCAACTGAAAGGAGGTGGTTTACATGGAAACACGACAAGTTCAAACGAAGATTGAGCTACGAGATAGTGAAGAACAAGGCGAAGTCATCGAAGGCTACGCTTTGAAGTTCAACAAGCCGTCACAAGTCCTAGGCGGTTGGGTTCGATTTATTGAGACAATTGACCAACGCGCTTTGGATAAGGCTGATATGTCTAATGTTGTAGCCACCTTCAACCACGACCAAAACCAAGTTCTTGGTCGTTCCGGGGTCAACTTAGATTTGGAAGTTGATAACATTGGCTTAAAGTTTAAGGTCACCCCAACAAACACCAGCTATTCACGCGATTTAATGGAAAACATCAAGGCTGGTGTGATTAACCAGTGTTCATTTGCTTTTGATATCCCCGATTCTGACGAAGCAGAAACCTGGGAAGAATCAGACAAAGATGGTGTGGACTATGACCGCACTATCAGGCAAATTGGCAAACTCTATGACGTGTCTGTGGTCACAACTCCGGCTTACCCGGACACGGAAGCGACCGTCGGTGAACGTTCTAAAAAACGAATGCCGATGAAAAAGTCGGAACTGGAAAAACGTAAATTTGAAATGCTAAAGGAGGAAGCGATATATGAACTTAAAGGAACAACTCGCTCAAACACGGGTGGAAATTAAAGAACGTCAAGTACAAATTACTGCTAAACGTACTGAATTGCGTTCTGCAATCGAAAATGCACAAACACCCGAAGAATTGGACGCTACTAAGGCTATCCGTTCTAAAATTGAAGACATTGAAAAGGAAATTGCTGAAAAGGAAGACTATGCACGGTCTTTAGAAGAAGCTGTTAAGGGTATTCAAGACCCAGCTCCTAAGAAACGCACTGGTAACACCACTGCTGAATTACGCGAAAACTTAGCTAACTATATCCGCACACGTGACGCGGTCACTGCGGGCTTTAAGTCTAATGACGGTAGTGCAATTATTCCTAAGGACGTTATCTATCAGCCTGAAATGGAAGTTAAGACCGTCACTGACTTATCTAAGTTAGTTCGCTTAGTTAACACAAACTTTGCGAGTGGGACTTATCCAATCTTAAAACGTAGCACAGCCAAGATGCACACTGTTGAAGAATTGACACAAAACCCAGACTTAGCTAAACCACAGTTAGTAAACGTTGATTACAAAATTGAAACCTACCGTGGTTCTATCCCAGTGTCTCAAGAAGCAATCGACGACTCCACTCCGGATTTGCTTGCTTTAGTCGGGCAAAACGCCTTAGAACAAGAAATCAACACTAAGAATGATTTAATTTCTGCACAATTAAAAACCTTCACTGCTAAGGAAATCACAAACTTAGACGGCCTCAAGACTATCTTTAACGTTGATTTAGATGCCGGCTATGCTAAGAGCGTTGTTGCTAGTCAAAGTTTCTACAATTGGCTAGATACCTTAAAGGACGGCAACGGTCAATATATCTTAAAACCAGGTGTATCGGAAGGTTCCCCTAACACAATCTTTGGTATTCCTGTTGTAACTGTGGAAGATACCTTGTTAGGCAATGCTGGTGAAGCACATGCCTTTGTTGGTGATTTAACCCGCGCCGTTGCTCTGTTCTTACGTAAAGACTTGCAATTACGTTGGGTTGACAACAACATCTACGGCGAATACTTAGGCATGTTTGTGCGCATGGACGTAGTTAAGGCTGACGAAAACGCCGGGTTCTTTGCCACTGTCACCCCGTCAAAATAACACCGTCCGAAGCTGAGGCGGACGTTAAGCCAACTTCCGCAAGCACTGTGGAAGAAATCAAAGCTTACTTAGATAAGCATGGCATCACATACTCTTCCACAGCCCTTAAAGCTGACTTACTTAAGTTAGTAGGTGAGTAAGATGCTTCTAAGTGATGACAAGTTTCAAACATTAAAGAATTACTGCAAGATTGACCATGATTTCGATGACGAACTCTTAAAAGCGCTAGTGGATTCCACGACTTTAGAACTGACTCGGGCGATTAGCTACACAGCAGAGCCTAGCGACTATATCAACGACAGTCGCTTTTTTATTGCCTTAATGAAACAAGTCTCTGAAAATTATTACCAACGTGGGCTAACTGCTGACAACTATCGTCCTGAGCTTACTGATACAGTCAGTGGAATCATCAATCAGTTAAGGAGTGAGCTAGATGAAACTAACACACATGACTGAGCGAATAACGTTTTTCGCTAAAGAAACGGGAGTTGATGAGAACTTTAGCCCAGCCGAAGTTGAAACAGAAAAATTTTCGTGTTGGGCTGAGGTTCAGAAATTAACTCTTAGAGAGTTCAGAAATTCAGAAAATGTCGGTTATCGAAAGACCACTCCAATATTTCTTGTTGCGTACAAACAGAAGGAAGAAATCCAACCCGATTGGCGGATTAAGTGGCGCGGTAAGACTTACGAAATCATAGGGTTAGACCCCGATTTTCAAAAGAAAGATTTAACCAAAATTCAAGGGAGGGAGCTGAGCTAAATGTCGATACAAGGGGAATTTGAACTGTTAGCTAACGTTGACAGGCTCGAAAAAGGGTTTGACCGCAGAGCTAGAAAAGCGGTCAAGAGTGGTGGCGAGTTGTTCCTAGAAGAATTGAAAAAGAACACCCCAGTTTCAAATGAGGACCATAGCGGGTTAGGCCCGTTGGTTAATCATGCGAAAACGAGCGGTGTATCAATTCAGACAGGGGATTACTCGGTAAGTATCGGTTACGACAATATCAAAGGTCGTATAGCTCACTTCCCGAATTCTGGAACAAGCAAGCAAAACCCTCAGCATTTCGTGGAGAAGACCCAGGCGCAGACTAGGGGAAAAATACTACAAGAATTCATAAAGGAGTTGAAAGTATAGAATGTTGCCTAATAAATACGTAATTAACAATCTTCTAGAAAACTCAAAATTACTCGAATTAACAGACTTATTAAGAGCTAACAAGCTTGCTTACAAGCCGTTCTTTGCTTCCACTCCAAATGATGATTTTACAAACGAGCCCGACAATGCGCCCTGGTTTAGAGTAACCAACATCCCTTATGATGAGGCTTTATTTGCTGATAATACGCGATTTATTCAGTATCATCGTGTCCAGGTTGATTTTTGGGTTAAACAAAAAGACATTGGCCAGATTCAAGCAATTATGGAGCAAGTTTATCAGACTATGCGAGGCATTAACTACGAACGCTATTATCAAGCAATCGGAACTGATGCCGATGATAATCGCTTGATTATGGTTACACAAAACTTTGAAGGTTATGAAGAAAGGAATGAACTTTAATGGCAGACGCTAAAAAAGTTGCTAAGTTCGGTGTCTCCGACTTTGAATATGGTAAGGTCGACGACGGCGACTTAGTTAAGACAACCCGGAAAATTCCGGGTTTATCAGAAGTTAAGCTTGAATTAACTAACGAATTAAAGACATTAGCGGCCGATAATGGCCCTTACTTAGTTTTATCCGGCGGAATTACGGAAGCTAAGCAAACAATCAATGTCTATGATGTTGATTCTCAAATGAAGCAAGACCTATACGGTGTTGAAATCAAAAAAGGTGTGGAAGTCTATAGCAAGAATATGACACCTAATTATGTAGCGACACTCTTTAGGATGAAGATGTCGAACGGTAAAGATGTTTGGATTGGCATGCTCAAGGGTATGTTCTCATTGCCGGGGTTAACTTCTAAGACCCAAGATGGAGCACCCGACCCTGAAGCAGATGAAATTGTAGGCAACTTCATTCCGCGCGGTGGCCAAGAAACTGTAGTTTTAGTCGGTCGTAGCGATAACGAAGGTTTTGATTTAGATACCTTCCGCAAAGCTGTGTTCCCGACATCAGACACTGACGCTAAAGCGTTAGAAACTGTTAGTGGCGCCGGTTAGTTTTTTTAAATTCAGACAGAGACGAGAGATGTGAGACGTATAAGGAGCGATTTTAATGNGACACTGACGCTAAAGCGTTAGAAACTGTTAGTGGCGCCGGTTAGTTTTTTTAAATTCAGACAGAGACGAGAGATGTGAGACGTATAAGGAGCGATTTTAATGTATGAAATTGAATTATTAGTTGGTGGCGAGCGTAAGAAATACGTGCGTAATGAACCACCAATGTTGGTCGATATGACTAACGCGATGAAATATCAAATGCACCAAATTCAGATGTATTCCAAAGACGGAGTTCCAGACGATAAGGAACTAGACCAACAGCAAAAAGACCAAGCCAAATTCGCTAGTGTATTTTGGCATAAGCAATTTTCTGAAAAAGCCTTTATTGAGGGTGCTGATTTAGCTGCTATCGAAGTCTTATCGCAAGCTTTAAACGACGCTTTGGGTTCTTCTAAGGAGGACGAAAAGCCCAGTAAAGATAACGGAACAGTCGATGAGGAAAGCACTGAAACAGATTGACGAGTTCTACAAAGCTAGGATGCAAGAAGGCTATAAGCTTCAAGAAGTCAATAGCTTTACTCTAGACGAACTAGAACAATTAGCGTCAATCTACGAAGAAAAAGAACAGTACATCGACGAAGTATTCCCTTGGCTGTTCTAGAAAGGAGGAAACTAAATGCCAGCATCGTTAGGCCACTTAGCTGCCACAGTTGAGCTGGATATCAACCCCTTTAAGTCGAGTGCTAGAGCTTTAAATGCTCAAATCAAAGCAACTACTTCTGCTTTGAAAGCGCAAGAAACGGCAATTAAGGGCTCAGGTAACTCAATAAATTCAATGCGTAATGCTTACGACACTATGCAAAGACAAATGCAGAACTACCAAGCTCAACTTAAGCGGCAAGTGGCGACTTATGAAGAATTAAAAGGCAAGACAGCCTCCACAGCAGAAGAGCAAGAAAAGCTTGCAACAAGACAAGCTAATGCTGCTAACCAAGTTAATAAAACTGCGGCAAATATCGAAATCTTACGTAACAAAATGGGTGCTTTGGCTGGCCAAATTGCGACGCAAGAATCGGCCTGGACACGTCTAGGGTCAACTTTGAACAATGTGGGTGACAAGATTAAATCTATTTCCAGTGGTTTAACTAAGACTGGTGACTGGATGACTACTAGGGTCTCGGCTCCAATCACGGCCGGGTTAGTAGCAGCAACTAAATCTGCCGTTAACTTCAACTCGCAAATTCAAGCAATGGGCCCGCTATTGACTAACGGTGGCACAGTCACAGCTAAGTATAAGGCCCAGTTAGACCAGTTATCCCAAGCTAGCCTTAAATGGTCGAAGCAATATGGTGTCTCAACCACTAAGATTAACGAAGGTATGTCTGAGATGATTAAGCGTGGTTACACTGCCAAGCAAACCTTGGGTGCTATGCCTAACGTTTTAAACGCGGCTAAAGCTTCCGGTGAAGACTTCAACACAGTTATGAACGTGTCCACATCCACGCTTGAACAGTTTGGGCTTAAGTCTAACTCAACCGCTGGGACACTCAAGAATACCGCACGAGTTACGGACGCGTTAACTTATGTCGCTAACGCGACCGCTAGTGGTTTCAGTGATTTAGGTGAAGCGATGACTTATGTCGGGCCGACTGCTAAATCGACAGGTATCTCTTTAGAAGAAACTGCTGCTATCTTAGGGGTTATGGCTAACCAGGGTATTGAAGGTTCTGTGGCCGGGACTGCTTTGCGTGGCGCTTTAACTCGCTTGCTCAAACCAAGTAAGCAAAACATCGAAGGGTTTAAGAAACTGGGCATTAATGTCGAAGACTTCAAGAAAGGCACCCTTACAATGCCTGACATCATCGACAAGATTAAGAAACATACTAAAGGCTGGACGCAAGAACAACGTTCTGCAGCGATTGCAATGGCTTTCGGGACCGAAGCACAGGCTGGTATGAATGCCTTAATCAACGCTGGTAGTGGAGAACTTAGAGAATATACCAAAGGTGCTGAGCAAGCCGGTGGGACTACTAAGAAGATTGCTGACCAGTTAAACAACACAGACGCGGCTAAGTTTGAACGTTTTAAAGCTTCGGTGCAAGCCTTAGGAATTGAAGTAGGGCAGAAATTGCTCCCAGCTCTAATGCCGATTGTGGAAAAAATCACCGATTGGGTTGAAGCGTTCGGGAAGCTTGATAGCTCCACTCAACAAACAATCGTTAAGCTAGCCTTGTTTGGTGCTGCCTTAGGCCCAGTCTTATCTGCGGTGGGGCGTGTGGGTACAGGCATCGGAACCTTAACAAAAGGTTTTGGCACACTCGCAACTGGAATCGGTAAGATTGCCGGTAAACGTGCGGCCGCTACTGCTTTAAGTGAGATTGGTTCAGCAGCTGCCGGGTCAACCGGGGCGATTTCCGGAGTCGGAACAGCCTCCACAGTTGCTGCCGGTGGCTTAGGCACACTGGGCGCAGCTCTAGGTGTTGCCGGTGTCGCTGTGCTAGGTGTGGTTGCTTATCACGAACTTTACGGCAAGAAAGTCGCTCAAAACGACGCTCAAATTAGACAGTGGGGGACAACTGTTAATCAAACTGCCGATGGTGCTTTATCTAAATTCAAAGGCACAAGCACAGGTATTAGTTCAGCTCTAACAGATATGACTGTGGCTGGGAAAACGTCGACTAAAAAGCTTAAAGCTGACTTTGACAAGCAATTTAATCAGATTGAAAAGATAGCTAAGGACCACATGGCGAACGTTAAGAAGTCAGTTAAAGGCCTAGACCCCGAAGTTCAAGCTGCTGCAATCAAGGCTGCTAAAAAAGAGCAAAAATCGCTTGACGCTTCCGTAGAGCGTTTGAAATCTTATCGGACTCAATACCAAGCTATCTTGAAGCAACATCACGGGAGCGTCGCAAGCCTTGATGAAAATCAGCGTGTGGCATTGCTGAACATTGAAAACAAAATGCAAAACGAAATGCTAAATGTGCTCAAGATTAGTGGTGGTAAGCGTAAGACTATCTTAGCAGCACTTAATGCTGATTATAAGAACATGAGCCAACAACAACGCGATAATGCGATGGCAACCTTGAAGGATACTGAACGTGAAACGATTGCAAGTTATCAGAAGCAATATAAGGCTTTAGTTGAATCACATAAAAAAGGTGAGGTTAGCGACGCTGTATATCACGCAGAACTTAGTGCTTTAAAGAAGTCAGAACAAGCGATGATTGATAAGACTGCTGACGCTTACTATCGTGCAGCAAAGGCAAGCGGAATGTCTAACGAAGCTATCAAGACTAACATGCGTGAGGCTGGTTTGTCGTATGATCAAGCGAAGAAACGTGCTGATGACTTGGCCAAAGCAACCAAGAACGCAGCAACAATCATGGTAGCCGAGACAGGTAACATGAGCAAATCAATGCGTAATGCAGCCGATACTTGGAATAACTTAATCTTTGACCCTAAGACCGGGAAAGTTAGAACCAACGCCCAAGAAGAAGTCAACAAGGCTATTCAGTCCAAAGACAAATGGAACCAAATTCAACTTTTAGAAAAGCAAGGCAAGTTGTCAACTAACGCTGAGCAAATGGTGACTAAAGCCTTGATTGAGTCGGGCAAGTGGAACACGCTGACCTGGAAAGAGCAGAAGGCTTGGATTAAGAGTAACTCAGCCGAAACAGTCGTTAAAGCGTTGGAATCAAACGGCAAGTGGAACACTTTAGACTTCCAAGCCAAGGAAGCAATCGTTAACGCTAAGGGGCTTCCACAGCTAGCCGAAGCAATCGCTAAGCATAACCTGTGGAATTCATTGCCCACTAAGGTCAAGGAACTCCTGGCTACTGACAAATCAGCTAGCGCGGTCTTACAGCAAGCCGGCATTAACTTGGACGCTTATAACAGCAAAGGTGTTCAGCATAAGAATTTAACCGGGTCATCTGCTGATGTGGTTAACGCTACAAACCGCGGTAATCAAGCTTTAAATGGTTATAACGGTAATAATCCGGCACAAAAGATTATGACCGGTGCTGCTGGTAATGTAATCAACGCAGCTAATTCTGGACGCAACGCGGTCAATAACTATAACGGCACACATGCAAATCATAAGTATTTTAGGGCAACCGATAATACGAGTTGGGTAGCGTATGCTGCTAGAGGTGCGATTTGGGAATTTAATGCAATTGTGCCTCAGACTAAGGTCTTAACTACTGTTTATAAGAAAGTTGTACGAACTGTTAATGAAGTGTCTAGTTGGTTCCATTGGGCGAACGGGACAGATTCTCACCCAGGCGGTTTAGCGATGGTCAACGACCAAAAAGGCGGAACTTTCCGCGAATTAATCACACTTCCGGGTGGTGAGAGCTTTATCCCAAACGGCCGGAACGTGCTTTTAGACTTGCCTAAGGGAACGCAAGTTACTAAGGCGTCACAAACCGCTAAGCTTTTCAATCATCTTCCACAGTATGCGGACGGTATCGGGCATGCAATCAACACGGCTGAGGGCTTGTCACGTTCGGTTAGTGCTAACACAATCAGCAACAATAGCAACGTTACAAACGTCATCGATAATAGCGGTGTGGAAGATAATCTGCAAGCAATCGCTGGGTTAGTCGGTCGAATTTTAACCGAAGTGGCTAAGCCCAAGAACAGTAATCAACGTGAAGCACTACGGACAGTCATGCAGAGCATGGATAATCTGACAGTGCAAAGAAGTAGAGGGAGGTTAACTTAATGGGTTTTCAAAATGTAATTTTCGGAAAACACAATACGCTTGACTATAAAGCGTATGTGAGAAGTGATTTTACTATCAACCACTCTAGCGCTGACTTGAGCGAGCTAACCATCCCAGGTCGTGACGGTGTGCTGATGACGTCCAATCACCGTTTTAAAAGTTTTGAACAAGAATTTGAGTTAATTTTTTTAGGCACTAACAAAGAGATTAAAGCAAACTCCGAACGCTTTGCTAGAGATATCTTAGCTGAGCAATATAAAATGCTAGATATTATGTTAACATCTGACACGGGTTTCATCTACCGCGGGTATCTAAGTAGTGAGGGCGTGCAGATTAAAAATAGTGTTTCAGAGACGACTTCTAAGGCCACGTTCGTTATGCAACCGTATAAGTATATGCAAGACGGGCTTAAACCGATTGTGTTAACGTCAGGCCAGAAACTGACTAACCCCGGTACGATGGCAAGTAAGCCTAGGCTAATTGTCAATGGTTCGGGGACAGTTAAAATTAATGATCTGACTTTAAAGAACGTTGACCGCGGTTTGATTGTTGATAGTGAAATGCAGACTTGCACGAATTTTAATGAAACACAAAATCAGTTTAATAAAATGTACGGGGATTTCGTTGAATTGCCACCGGGTGATAACACAATCACCTGGGACAACAATAGCTTCACCGTACAAATAATTCCAAGATGGGTGGTGAGGACTTGATTATCTACGAAGCTAATGAGACAGACTTTTTTAGCAACGGCTTGGGGACACTCCCCGACGCTACGAGTGCTTTGGTCACGGAAGAACGTAATGGTGAATTTGTGCTTGACGTGGTTTACCCACAGCAAGGTATACGGTCGGAGTTGCTGACTAAGAACAGAATCATCAAAGCAGACGCTGGTCATGAGTTAAAAGACCAGCGTTTTGTGATTAAGAAAGTCACCCCAACCATGGACAGTGACGGTTATATCTATCTGACTGTACACGCTGAACATGTTAGCTATATCACAGCTGACTTAGGTGTCACACCTAATCTAACTTTAAGTGGGAATGCAACGCAAGCGCTGGAACAATGGCAAGCCAACCTAGTCGGCGGTCACCCCGATATCACGGTTGATAGTGATATTATCTCAGAGCATGAGACAAGCTTAGACATCGCTAAAGCAACTAATGCAAGGCAAGTCTTAGGTGGTGTGGAAGGGTCAATATTAGATACTTGGGGTGGTGAGTACAAGTTCGATAACCTCCACATCAGCTTGAGGGGGCAACGAGGGACAACCGCTAATACACTGATTAGCTACGGTCGGAACTTGCTGACGTTTGAACAGGAAGACGATATCACCGACACTTACACGTCAATCTATCCTTACGCAAACGTAGGACTAGCAGACGGCAATAGCAGTAAGCTAGTAACCGTAGATGGGTATTTCGTCGATAGTCAATACGTCGACCGTTACCCTAATCGGAAGCTATTCCCGGTTGATTTTGGCTCACAATTTACTGACTATAAAATAGGAAGTAAACCGTCTGAAAGCGATACTGGTGTTTATACCACAGAAGCTGAAATTAAGAAAAAGCTGACCGAATTGGCTAAGCAGTATATCGAAAACAATAGAATTGGCATCCCTAAAGTGTCAACAAAAATCACTTTTGCCGACCTATCAAAAACTAGTGAATATGCTCCATTAGAACAAGTTAACCTGTGCGACATCATTCCAATTAGGTTTGAAATGCTAGGCATTGACACGACTATCAAAGTGACCCGGGTGGTCTGGAATGCCCTGCTAGATGAGTATGATTCAATCGAGTTGGGCGATTTAAGAGCAACCTTGGGTGAGTCAATCTCGGCTTTAGAAAGCAAGACAACCGGGCTAGCTAATGCGGTGATAACAGCTCAATCAACCGCTGACAATCAGAACAGTATCTTTAGAACCAATGGTGGCACAGCTGAACCGGTTGCTAAGAAAGTCGGTGACCTGTGGTTTAAGACTGACGGCGACTATCAGTATATGTACCAGTGGGACGGCGCCGTATGGCATGAGGTCGTGAATACCAAGACAACCGATGATATCGCTAAGGAAGTTGATAAGGCTAAAGCGGACACTGAAGCTTTATCTAGCGAAGTTGAATTGGCAAAGAAGCAAGCACAAGAAGCGTTTGTTAAAGCCGGGTTCAATGCTGACGAGATTAGCAACGTTAAAACAGCGACTAGTGAAGTGGCAGAAACCCTAACTAGCACGATTCGACAAACAAGTGAGTTAAGCGAAAGTTTGAAGAACGTCGCAAGTGAAACAGCTAGCCAATATAGCGAAGTTTCTAGCGAACTATCGAACACTAGGGACAGTTTAACGGCAAAGGCTAGCGAACTAGCGAGCGAAGTGGCAAGCAACAGCGAAAGCATTACTAAAGTAAACTCACAGCTATATAGTCAGTCAGAAGGCCTAGCTAAAGTCAGCCAATCGGCGGCGAAAATGGAACAGACTATGACCGACTTAAGCGGTCGGGTGAATACGGTAGAAACCACGGCTAGCGAAACTAAAGAAGCCCTGGCGGACGCTGAGGGCAACATTACGACACTAACCAAGCGAGCAGACGGAACGGACACGAAGATAGCAGACGCACAAGGACGCGTGCAGACACTAGAAAGCCGTGCTGATAACTGGGACTTAGAGCTATCGAAAAAGGTTGACAACACGACCTATAATGCCGGCATCCAAAACTTAGGCAGTCAGATAAACCTGAAAGCTAACAAGACCGACTTAGACGGTTATGCTACTAAAGCACAGCTAAGCGTTGAAAGTGACAAAATTGCCCAACAAGCTTCCGCAATCAGCTCCGTTACAACGATAGCAAACGGGGCAAATGATAAGATTGACGGGCTTAGGATTGGCGGACGGAATTTGCTAAAGAACAGCCAAGGCAGATTTCAACCGAACGGTTCAAAGTTAGATAACTGGGCTATATATAAAGACACTACCGCCTACTTAGAGAATGGAAAAACGTATACCATTTCTGCTAAAGCGAAAGACGGGTTAGTGTTCTCTAACGTTCACGAACCGACAAAGCAAAGCGATAAGATTGTATTGTGGATGGTTGACACAGCATGGAAATATAACATCATTGTATCTGATGATAGGGTAAGCACAGTTGGAACGACTTTCACATGGAACTCTCCAACCGGAACATATCAACTACGTGTAAATACTTACAATGCCGATAATTCGGGTTATGCTGAGCACGTGCAAATTCAAGAAGGAACCCGCGCGACAGAGTGGCAACCTTCCGATTTAGACCTCCCCGATACAATTGTAAGCACGGTAACCACCACGTCTAATGCTAAACAGATTGTTGACAGTTCGGGTATTTATTCCGAAGTTACTAAGTTAGTCGATACTAAAGTTGGTGGTGTGACAACACAGCTAGACAGCTATAAGCATACCGTGGACGACACGGGCGACAAGCTAAGAGACGTCATGGGGGCATTAAAGCTTGACTCAAACGGTAACCTTACAAGCAACTTTAATGAGTTAATCAAAACAGCTAGTGGGGTTGAAGAGCGGTACACGCAGCTTAACGGCAAGATTGACGGATTAGGTGGGGGAGTTAATTTAGTTCCATCTTCCGGGAAGCCTACTGACACTGCCCACTCTCACTGGTCCGGCAGTGTAGTATATCCACACGCTTTTTGGAAAAATGGCAAAGAAAACGTGTTTGTGATTAACAACAGCGACACTAAATATGAGAAAACAGCCTCTAGCGATTGGATTACCGTAGAACGAGGTGAAACTTATACCGTCAGCTTTTGGGCATGTATGTCTAGCAATTGTAGCAACTACGATTTGTTATTTTTAGGTAGAAAAAAAGGCGAAACAGAAAGTTTTACTCAAATTAGACAAATAGTAGCAACACAACGTGTTTCGGGTGCAATGTTTGAGTATAGAAAATTCACTTTCAACGTTGGCCAAAGTGATGAAGGTTATCTTCGTTTCGATAACAACAGTAGCACTGATGGTAATAATTCCGCATTCTTATTTACTTACGTGAAGATGGAAAAAGGTACCGTAGCCACCCCATGGACACCTGCTTTTGAAGATATTTCAACTGAAATCACTAAGACTAACGACACTATCAAGACCGTAGACGGGAACGTGACAACGGTTAAAAATAACCTGGATAAAACTAAATCCGTCGTTTCACAATTAGCTAACCTTTTCGACGTAACCGTCGGTGATAGTAGCATATCAGTAACAAACGGTGGGGTGCTTGTCAAAGGGAAACAGATTTCTATTGACGGAGATACGTATATCAAAGACGCAAGTATCGACGGCGCTAAGATTAAATCGCTAGACGCCGGGAAGATTACCACCGGGACGTTGAATGCTGCAAACTTAAACGTAATCAATATGAATGCTAACAGCATTAAGACCGGGACTTTAAGCGGAAATAATTTAAGCCTAAATCTTGATGATGGCACGGTTTCGTTTAAAAAAGGCAAAATTGTTTCTAGCAATAACAAATTGATACTTAACATTGATGATGGTTCATTGGCAGTTGGTGACGCTTCACAAAGACAAGGTATGATGTTTAATCAAGGCAAGATGTATCTTTACGACCAAGGATATTTTGGGGATTCAACATGGAACGGGAATGTGTATGATTGGATGTTGGAAATGAAAAAGCATCCATACGCGGTCTTAGAGTATAACTCATCTCTTCAAGGAGCTGGTGACAGTCTATTTGGAGAAAGCGGTGCAAACTTACACTCAACATCAGGTGTTGGAATTGCGTATGATAAAGATATTAGCAAACCAACTTTTGTCGGAGGCGGTTCACTTGACGATTGGAGTCCGCTGAACGGCCATGGGGTATTTATAAACGAAAACGGAATCGCAATGGGAGCACAAAACAAACTGGTATCAATCGCGGGTGGCACTAGCTTTGATTATGGTAAATACGATATTTTTTACAAACAACCTACAATTTTAATTGGGACAAATCTTTGGACTGATAACCTTTACGACGCCGGATATAACGTTGATAAAAAGATATCTAACGGTTCTAATGTCTATATACAGGCGTCGGCCTTGATAACAGATACTAATACTGCGCTATTCCGTGTCGAAGACGGTAATGTTGAATTTGCTATAAAGGGCAATGATAGAAACTTCATCATAGACGCTTCGAGTCACACAAGCAACGGTCTAATCGTCAAAGGCTCTCAAAACGTCACAAACTGGCTAGGGTGCCAAGATTTAACGGTTAGAGGAGCTAAAAATGCCGTCGTCCAAACCACCGCCGGTTGGACGAAGATTAATGCTTATGAAACAGCTGAATATTATTTCGGTGATTTAGGCACAGCCGTTACTGATGATGCGTCCACAGTTAGAATCGGTATCGAACCGTTGTTTAATGAAACGGTCAACACTAACATCCCTTATCAAGTCTTTGTTACGTCCTACGGCAAGGGTTATGCCTGGGTCGCAGAGCGTGGAAGTAACTATTTCGTGATTAAATCAAGCACGCCTAACTTAGAGATAGGCTATGAAGTCAAAGCTAAACGTAAAGGCTATGAAAATGTAAGGTTGGAAATCGACAAACACATGGAGGTAAATAAATAATGACAAACATTGAACTGAAATTAGTTAACAAATTAGCAACATCACAATACAACGAAGCGGTTTTAGAAGCTAAGGTGGAGGAACTACAAGCAAAGATTAACGAACTAGAAGCAGCTAAGAACAACAAAGAAAAGGACGGCGAATAATATGGCTTTAACAAACAGAAAATCAATTAATTTAACTAGCACATCCACAATTGAAGGTAAGACCGTGGCAACCTTCGGGGCA